ATGTCAGAAATAGACAAGACAATAGAAGAACTTGAACAAGAAGTTCTGTCTGACTTGAATGAGGCCGAAATGAAGAAGGATTCTTCCCCTGCTGGAAAAGGTGCTGTCGCATCTGAACCTATGAAAAAGGTAGATGCAGAAGAAGATGAGATTGAAGATTTAGGTGCTCCAGTAGTTAAGGGTGACGAAAAGAAAGCCGATGCTGCTAAGAAAGTCAAACAAGATACTTCTGTAAAAAGTTCGCAGAAAGGTGACCAGAAAGCTGAGTCAGTTAAAGAGGAATCTGAAACTGATGAGGATGAGGTTGTCGCAGAAGCAAAAATAGAAGAAATGGGTCATAAGTCAGAAATGGCTATGCCTAAGTCTAAAAAAGAAGCGATGGAAATGATGCAAAAAGAAATGCAGAAAATGTCTGCTGAAGGTGCAAAACAACTCGCCGCTTCCTACATGAAAAAAGAAACAATGACAGACGAACAAGTAGAATTGGAAGGACTCGCAAAAGCAAAAGAAGCTATTGAGAAGAGACTTGCATCTATTAATGTTCAAGAAGACGTTGATGCACTTATGGAAGGTGAAGATTTATCTGAAGATTTCCAAAAGAAAGCCGCAACTATCTTTGAAGCTGCCGTAAAATCAAAAATTAGACCAGAAGTTGAAAGAATTGAAGCTGAGAAGACTCAAGAAATTGCAGAAGACATGGAATCATTCAAATCTGAACTCGCAGAAAAGGTAGATGGTTACCTTGACTACGTTGTTAAAGAGTGGATGACTGAAAATGAACTTGCAGTTGAAAGAGGACTCAAAGGTGAGATTGCTGAAGACTTTATCTCTGGTTTAAAAGCATTGTTTGAAGAACATTATATTGATGTTCCAGACGAAAAATATGATATCTTAGAATCACAAGCACAAAAGATTGAAGAATTAGAAGGAAAGTTAAACGAGACAATCGGTAAACTCACTGAAAAGAAACAATCTGAAGATTCACTTGTGCGTGAGTCAGTTATCAAAGAAGTTTCTTCTGACCTTGCAGAGACTCAATCTGAGAAATTTGCTGGTTTGGTTGAAGATGTTGAGTTCACAGACAAAGATTCTTTTGTTGAAAAACTTAACACGCTTAAGGAAAATTATTTTCCTAAGTCAAGTCCTACACAGTCTCTAACTGAAGAGAATGAGTCGGATGCTCAAGAGATTGACATAAGTGACGCTATGGCTGCGTATACTAGTGCAATTAAAAGGTCTGCACCTTTTATAGATGCAAAACCTTTCAATAATGTCAAGAAATAAATTATGATAAATAATACTATAATAGTTAAAAGGGGATAATACAAATGTATAATTCAGAAAACTTACAAGAGAAGTGGCAGCCAGTCCTCAATCATCCAGACTTGCCTGAGATTAAGGATAATTACAAAAAAGCCGTTACTTCAATCATCTTGGAAAATCAAGAAAAAGCAATGAAAGAAGATGCATCTTTCCTATCGGAAGCTGCACCAACTAATAGTACTGCTGGTACTATCAATAACTACGACCCAATTCTAATTTCGCTAGTAAGACGAGCTATGCCTAATTTGATTGCATATGACGTATGTGCAGTGCAACCAATGACCGGCCCAACTGGTCTAATCTTTGCAATGAAATCAAGATTTGGTTCTTCAAGTGGTACAGAAGCATTATTTAACGAACCTAATACTGGTTTCTCAAATGATGATGCTGCTGGAGACTTGAATTCAACAGCAATGACTGGTACTAACCCTGCCGTTCTTAACAACGCATCTGCTGGTACATATATTACTGGTGGTGACGGATATGGTTCTGATACTGGTGGTGGTATGACTACTGCTGAAGGTGAAGCATTAGGTGATGCTGCTGCTAACTCTTTTGCAGAAATGGCGTTCTCAATCGAAAAGTCAACTGTGACTGCAAAGTCCAGAGCACTTAAAGCTGAGTACACTATGGAACTTGCACAAGACTTAAAAGCAATTCACGGTCTTGATGCAGAAACAGAATTGTCAAACATTCTGTCTACAGAAATCCTTGCTGAAATTAACAGAGAAGTAATTAGAACAATCTATGTCTCTGCTAAGAAAGGTGCTTCAATCAACACAACTACTGCTGGTATCTTTGACTTAGATACAGATTCAAACGGTAGATGGTCAGTTGAGAAGTTCAAAGGACTAATGTTCCAAATTGAGAGAGATGCTAACGTAATTGCACAAGAAACTCGTAGAGGAAAAGGTAACATGATTATCACTTCTTCAGATGTTGCTTCTGCACTACAAATGGCTGGTGTATTAGATTACGCTCCTGCTCTTAATAACAATCTACAAGTTGATGATACTGGTAATACTTTCGCTGGTGTACTTAACGGTAGATATAAAGTGTACATTGACCCATATGCTGCTAACAACGCTGCTTCACAGTACTATGTTGTAGGATATAAAGGTACATCACCATATGACGCTGGTATTTTCTATTGCCCATACGTTCCACTACAAATGGTTCGTGCAGTTGGGGAACAGACTTTCCAACCGAAAATCGGTTTCAAAACTCGTTACGGTGTTGCACAAAACCCATTCGCTACTTCTGCTGGTTCAGATGTTGTGCCTGGTGCAAACGACAACACTTACTACAGACGAGTTCAAGTCGCAAACATTATGTAATCATAATAAGAAACGACTAATCGTTCAGACTAAAGGGGGAGTTTTACTCCCCCTTTTTTTATGTGCATTATAAATACTAGTAGGAGAATAACATGGCAACTACTATAAATGCACTCGCAAGACAACCAACTGTAACAGATTATGCAGACCCAACTAAATTTAAGTTTAGTATAAACAAGTTACCAAAAGTTGAGTTCTTCACAACACAAGCAAACATCCCAGGCATAAACCTTGGGGAGTCAATCTTTCCTACACCTTTTAAAGCTATTCCAGTACAAGGTGATGACCTTACATTTGATAATTTAGAAATCTCATTTATTGTTGATGAACAATTAGAAAACTATAGAGAACTTCATCAATGGTTAGTGGGTATCGGATTTCCAAAAGCACGAACACAATTTAGTTCATTTAGAAAAGATGAATCACAAACTTTTCCAACTCCAAATGCAACGAATAATAACCCAGTTGGTGTACAAGCGATGTACGGTGATGCAACACTTACAGTAATGTCTGCAAAGAATAATCCAGTTATGGAAGTAAGATTTTCAGATATGTATCCAGTAGCATTAAGTGGACTTGCATTTGACCAACAACTTGGGGATACAACTTATTTAACAGCAACAGCAACATTTACATATAAACTGTATGAGATGTTTACTATATAATAGTACGGTGGGGTACATATCTTGGTTAAGAAACTTTTTTGATAATTTGCAGTGTAGCTCAAATTAATATAGAAAAGCGAGAAAGTTTACCCCACCACTTTGAATTGAGGATTATAATATGGATTTAGAACAACTGCAAAAAGAAGCAGAAAAAGACCTTAAAATAGATAAAGACCAACTGGATATTGAGTCACTTAAAACTCCAGAACTTTATGGTAAATACTTACAAATATTCACTCGTTGGAACTTGTTATCAAAACAATCAGAGGCAGAATATAAAAAACTCCTAAGACACAAATGGGAATACTATTCTGGTAAATCAGACCCTAAAGTCTATCATGAAAAACCCTTTGAACTAAAGATACTCAAACAAGATATTCCTACCTATCTTGAAAGTGATGATGATTTAATACAAGCAAAACATAAAGTAGACTATCATAATGCAATGTGTGACTATGCAGAAAGTGTCTGCAAGATGATGAACAATCGTGGTTTTCAAATTAAAAATGCGATTGATTGGAAAAGGTTTATGGAAGGTTCACTTTGATAATATCAAAGAAAAATGATGTTTATGTAAAGGTTGATGTAGAACCGAATATTGCAAGAGAGTTGGTTGACTTTTTTACATTTGAAGTACCAGGCGCTAAATTTATGCCTACCTATAAAAGTCGTGTATGGGATGGAAAGATTCGTTTATACAATCAAATGAATGGAGAAATATATTTCGGTCTTGTTCCTTATGTTGAAGAGTTTGCAAAACGTAACGATATAAAAATAGAATACAAAGAAGGAATTAAAAATGAATCACCTATCGAACATGGAGTATTGGATAGCTATGTCAGAACTATCAAACCTAAGTCTAAGGGAAAAACTTTACAACTTCGTGATTACCAGAGGAACGCCTTTCTTCATGCAGTCAGAAACAATAGGAGCCTTCTTCTTAGTCCTACTGCTTCTGGTAAGTCATTAATAATTTATTTACTTGCGAGATGGTATGAGTCTAACAGAGTCCTTATACTTGTTCCTACAACATCTCTTGTGGAACAGATGTACACCGATTTTCTTGATTATGGTTATCTGGAAGCAAAGATGCAAAAGATATACCAAGGTTATTCTAGAGAGATTACAAAAGAAGTAACCATATCCACATGGCAGTCTTTGTATAAAATGCCTAGAAAATACTTTGAACAATTTGGTTGTATTCTTGGGGATGAAGTACACCAATTCAAAGCAAAATCACTTACAAATATAATGAATAAAATGCACCAGACCCAGTATCGTCATGGATTTACTGGAACATTAGATGGTATGCAAACGCATAGATTAGTATTAGAGGGTTTGTTTGGTTCTGTCAATAAGGTAACATCAACAAAAGAATTAATGGAAAAGAAAACACTTGCAAAATTAAATATTAAGTGTATAGTATTACAATACCCAGATGCAGATAGAAAGTTTATGAAAGATAAAGACTATCAAGAAGAAGTAGATTTGATAGTTCGTGATGAGAGAAGAAACAAGTTTATTGTTAACTTGACAAAACACTTAAAAGGTAATACACTAGTACTGTTTCAATTTGTAGAGAAACATGGTTCAGTATTACATGATATGTTCATAAATAGTGTAGATGAAGGAAGAAAAGTGTTCTACATATGGGGTGGAACAGATACATTAACAAGAGAACATATTCGTGAAATTACAGAGACACAAGATAATGCAATTATTGTCGCATCATATGGTACATTTTCTACTGGTATTAATATTCGTAACCTTCACAATGTCGTGTTCTCCTCACCTTCCAAAAGTAGAATTAGAGTCTTGCAATCTATTGGAAGGGGATTGCGAACTAATGAAAATAAAGATGGAGCTACCCTTCTAGATATTGCAGATGATTTGTCATGGAAATCAAAACAGAACTTTACATTAAGACATTTTATGGAACGAATAAATATATACAATGAAGAAGAGTTTGATTATGAAATCAAGAATTTACCGATAGAAAGTTAAAATATGGATATTAAAATTTTAAAACTTACAAACGGAGATGAGATTATTACTACTTTGAGTGCAGTAAAAGATAATAGTGTTGTCACTGCACATCACCCTCTAAAAATACACACATATCCCAGAGTATCTAAACAAGGTATTGAAGAGTCAATGGCCTTGTCTCGTTGGGTTGCCTTTAGTGAAAATGGTAGTTGTGAAATAATTAAAAATAATATTGTTGCAGTATCAACTGCATCTATCGGTATTGGTAAATTTTATGACTATTGTGTTTTAAGAATGAAACAAGGAAAAAGTGCCCACCTCGCATCTCAAGAACCTACAGATGAACAATTACAACAAATTGAAGATGAATTACAAGAAGAACTATTTGATGAATATGATGATGATTACCCAAACAAAACCATACATTAAAGCATTATCTTCAAACCCTACATAGAGGAATATACCCTATTGTCAAGTCAAAGTCAAGTCTTTTTTGAAAAATAATTAAATTAATTTATGACTTGACTTTAATTACAACATCTGGTATATTATGTATAAATCTAACAAGGATATGGAGTCGTGACGAAAAAAACAAAACCACATTATGTAAACAATAAAGAGTTTCTACAGGCGATGATAGAATGGAATGAGCGTTGTGCAATTGCAAAAGACAAAGGTGAATCAAATCCACCAATTACCAATTATATTGGTGAGTGTTTTTTAAAGATTGCGAATCATTTATCCTATCGTCCTAATTTTATTAATTATACCTATCGTGAAGAAATGATTAGTGATGGTATTGAAAACTGTCTACAGTATGTACACAACTTCAATCCAGAGAAATCAAATAATCCATTTGCATATTTTACACAAATTATATACTATGCATTTCTTAGACGAATACAAAAAGAGAAAAAACAATCCCATGTAAAAAACAAGATTATTGAAAATATGAATGTTGATATGTTCCTAGTTCAAGAGATTGAAGGTGGAGTATCTAACAATCCATATACAGAGTATCTTCAAAAGAACTATTTACCAGATGAAGATGTTTATAAACCTAAGAAGAAGAAAGATAAACCAAAAGGATTAGAATTATTTTATGATGAAGATACTACTGAAGAAGGTGATATAGATGAAAATAGCACTGATAACTGATACTCACTTCGGTGCGAGAAACGATAGCCTACCTTTCAACGAATACTTTTACAAATTCTGGGAAGATATATTTTTTCCATACATTGATAAAAGAGGTATTGACACTATCATTCATTTAGGCGATACTATGGACAGACGTAAGTTTGTTTCATATAAGATTGCAAATGATTTTCGCAGACGATTCCTCCAACCAATTATAGATAGAAATATTGACACACATATTCTTATAGGTAATCACGACACATATTATAAGAATACAAATGAGGTTAATTCTCTTGCAGAATTGATTGGGAATAAACATGAGAATATTAAATTCTATGAAGAAAACTGTACAGTAAATTTTGGTAACACACCAATCTTTTTTTGTCCTTGGATTAATACAGAAAACTATGGGTCAACCATGAAAGGTATTCAAGCTACTAGTGCAGATACTTGTATGGGTCACTTAGAGATAAATGGTTTTGAAATGCACAAAGGTCATTTCTCTGAGAACGGATATCCAAAAGAAATCTTCAAAAAGTTTGATACTGTATTCTCTGGACACTTTCATAAAAAGTCTGATGATGGACATATCTATTATCTTGGTAATACATATCAAATGACTTGGAGTGATGATAATTGTCCTAAAGGATTCCATATCTATGATACTGTATCAAAAGACCTTGAAAGGATTGTTAACCCATATACAATCTTTGAGAAGATATATTATGATGATACAAATACTGATTATACCAAAGTTGATGTATCACAATATAAAGATAAGTTTGTTAAACTTGTAGTAGTAAATAAGAAAGACTTATATCAGTTTGATAGATTTACTGATAGGTTGTTACAAGAACAAACTCATGAAGTAAAGATTGTTGAGGACTTTTCAGATTTAGATGCATCTAATGTATCTGATGATATTGCAGAAAATACTCAAGATACAACCACACTCTTGGATAAGTATATTGATGAACTTGATGTAGACTTAGATAAGAAACGATTGAAAAATACTATGAAGGCTTTATACTTAGAAGCCTGTGACTTGGAGTTATAAGTTTGGTTATATTTAATACTGTGAGGTGGAAGAATTTCCTATCAACTGGAAATACCTTTACCGAAATTCAACTAGACCAAAATCCATCTACACTTGTTGTGGGTGAGAATGGTGCTGGAAAATCTACAATACTAGATGCATTGTGTTTTGTATTGTTTAATAAACCCTTCAGACAAATTAGTAAAACACAACTACTGAACTCTATCAATCAGAGAGAAGCAGAAGTAGAAGTAGAGTTTACTACACAGAATAAAAAGGTTAAAATTATTCGTGGTATCAAACCTAACAAGTTTGAAATATATGTTGATGAGGTAATGATTAATCAAAATGCAAATGCAAA